AGTTTCGCTACCCGACCCTGGTCACGGATACCACGGGCAAAACTCAAGTGGCAGACAGCCTTCGTTTCGAAGGGTCTTGGCTTGTGCCGCAAGGCATGCCGGATACCGACGTTAACGAGGGAGTGTCTCAGCTCGCGAACCTCTTGGCAGCAGCGCTGTTCAAGGATTCGGTCAAGAGCGGCTACGCGCCCACCTAATTGCTAGCTTGACAACTGGCAACTAAGGAGTAAGCGCATGAGTTCTGTCTTTCCGCGTGATGTGGAGGACATCGTCCTTCGGCTAGCCGAGGACATCGCCACACCCCGTGCCCTAACAGTAGCGATACTGGTTCGGTACGGTGAGTGGGATCAGCTTGTGAGTCTCAAGATTGATCCGGCTTGGTATGTCGATGCTATCGCTTTCAAAGCTGACTACGGCGTCACTGGCCTTCTCAAGAAGGTTGTCGACCTGCCCACTAAGGTGGATAGGGTCGCAGTGGCTAAGCAGAGCTTCTGGGAGAGTGAGCAGAGATGTGCTCGCACCAACATCCGGTTACAACCTTATCTCAACGGTGACTTACATCACCCTGCAGATGAGGGGGTCTATTCGTTCATTGAACGGACTCGAAAAATTGTATCCGAAATCTTAGGCCCGTGCCCCGACATCGTCGAGGGTAGGTTCGGGCCAGGTGCAACGTTTGGCGACACCGGGAGGTTATCCACCGTCCCTGATAAGATGTCATCGTGCCCCACGATAACCCGCGGCTGCGTGTACTACCTATTTCAATGGTCGTGCACACAGTGGGCTTCGGCCTGCGCAGCTGCGAAGAGAGATCCCGTATTTATCCAAGGGAACCGGTTCACCACCGTTCCTAAAGACGCGACTAAGGATCGCGGCATCGCCATCGAACCCAGTCTCAACGTCTTTTACCAACTTGGGTACGGAGCCGTCTTGAAGAAGCGGCTACGACGTGCAGGTCTCGACCTGCTAAACGCGCAAGATATTCACAGGCGGGTCGCCTGTGAAGCCTCCGAGAGGGGGCATTTTGCGACGTTGGATCTCTCGAATGCAAGCGATACCGTTTGCAATAGCCTGGTTAAGCTATTGCTCCCATCCCGGTGGTACGAATGCCTCACGGCGTTACGGTCACCTAAGACCCAAATCGATGAGAAATGGGTTGTGCTGGAAAAATTCAGCAGCATGGG